TGCGAGGCGACTGGCTGAAGCTACTAACCAAGTTAATCTCAGCCGTAGCAGCAGAGAAGGCCTCTGTTGAGGTCTCCAGGATGTATTGGGCATTGTCGGCAAACAGGGCCAATCCCCGAGGAATTTGAACCGCATGACGCAATTCAATTGGCTTCAACGAACCACAACTAAGGTCAATCGGATCGCTATCAACGATGGTGATGACCGTGCTTGCAAAGAAGTTGAAGTAGTCCCCAGCCCGTGAGCAGATGACATTTTCATTGGACATCAAGATCAGTCGATTCTTGAAAAATGAAATGCCATGAATGTTTGTCCCAACAAATGTGGGCATGAGGTTGGTTTCATTGTCTCCAACAACCCGTGGCTGCCAGAACTGGGATGCAATACCATCTACGGATTGAGTTACCGAAGTGACGGTATCTACCCGGAATGTATCGCCCTCAGCACTGGTAACAACGTCCAGGGCAGTATATGCTCTACCTGACCGACTAATCTTGATGCCAGTGATGGCACCGGTAGTGGATGTCGAAGTTACTTTAAGACGAAGGTTGATGCCCGTCCCACCATAAACTGGGAAGCTCTGTCCAACAGCATACCTGCCATTTCCAGAAGTGAGAATACTAACAGCAGAAGGGACACCCGTTACTGTTGCAGTAGGCGGGGTGGCAAGTGCTGATGCCTCGTCAAGTTTACGGAAGGTGAATGTGCCGTTTGCCTCACGAATGATTACATGTGGCATGGTGGCTTCATCAAAAGACTTCACCACCCCAGGACCAATCGTTTCCTCCCAGATACCCGTGCCGCTTGCACCACCATTGCTGGTAACAAACTTCACATAGTAATCATCACCCGTTGAATTCTCTGAGGCAGTAACTTTGATAATTGATCCGTTAAGGAATTGTCTCGGCAATTCACCAACAACACTGACAGTGCCTTTGTATGCCTGAATGGCAGAACCAGTCTGACCACCACGAGCTTCCAAAGAAAAGTCTGCATTGTTGGCTCTACGGAGATGAATCGAATTACCAACAACCGTAGCCACATAGGCTGGATTAGCATTGATAGCAGCCGCCAATCCTGAAAGAATATCTACAGCATTAAGAGCACTGGAAGATGGAGTGCTTGCTGTATTGTAAAGAAAACTAATGCCATCAAGGATGACATAATATGTTGTGTGATATGCGATATTGTTGAGACTAACAAAACCATAGGGGGTGATGGCGGGGCTCACATCTCCAGCATCCTCCAGCACGACAACCGTTCTGTTCAACACAAAGTTGTAGTCGTTGATCTGGAGAATGGCCAGATCTGAAGAATCGGTATGTGTTGCGTATGTGGTGGCCGATGCCGCTGGAGTATTTACTGTCTGCTGAATGCCACTGTTTGCATCCCAGATTCTCAGAACACCCTGCTTGGTAAACTCAATGAGGTACTTCTCTTCGTCGTCTCGGAAGATAGGAAACCAAGTGCCATCAGAGACAGCATTATCAAGCTTACGAATGCCCCGAAGACCCGGACGCTTAGCCAGACCAAAGGTAGGATCTGGATAGTAGTTTGTGCATTTTCGCAGCTGATTTGCTGCCTTGAAAGCATCAGGCTGCTGCGATACCCCACCAATCAAGTTTGGTATTTTCTGAGAAACGGCAGCCATTAGCGTGCAATAGTACGGAACGGAGTGTATGAGACGTAGAAATTCTGACCACTTTCCATGCCAAAGATATTGACTTCGGAGGTGCTAGTATCGTAAGCCAGACAGTTGGATCTGAGGAGTGTCTCATCCTGTGCATTGAAGGTTACCATCTCCTGAGAACCAAGTGCTCGTCCAGCGAATACCCTGGTGGCCCGTTGAGTGATGTAGTCCTTGAATGGTTGGGGCAGATCTTCAAAGTCAAAGAGCCAAACAACATCGCAGTTGATGGTCTCTCCAGGAACAAACTCATAGGTATGGGCCAGCTTATCATAAAGCTTCCCACCCCGCAATACCGTCTGGTATTTCTGAGAGTTAGCTGTCTTGTTATCCGTCAAGGACAGCACATCTTGAGGGATTGCAATTTCCCCATTTGTGTCCGCAGTGAACGGATAGTTAACTTCGGTGTTGAAGTGCCAACCTTCGCCTTGAACTTCTCGGTTTACAGAATCGAGAATAGCCAATGCAAGGGCTAGTTCAGGGTTAGCCACATCAAGGCTGACCACTGGAGCCTGCCCGATGCCGTTAAGCATTTGGTTAATTGCTTGGAGTTGAGTCGTCATGTTATCGGACAGGCCATTAAAAAAAAGAGGGGCTAACCTTTAATAGGCTAACCCCTTATTAAACCTAAATTTGGCTAGGATCAGGCCACGTTGCGGAAGGCACCAGCACAGGAGACGCGCACAGGACCAGCACCATAGGCCAGACGGCCCACGATCACATCGCCCTGATAGATCACCTTGGTGTCAGCACCGGTGGTCTGCACGGAGGGGCCAATGGCCTCCACCACACCAGCAGCATCCCGATGGAAGATCAGGCCGCAGGCGTTGGTGAAGTCGGTAGCGATACCGTAGTTGTTGTTTTCACCAGTAACGGCGGCAGCATCGATGCTAGCACCAGCAGCCGAACCATACTTGCCCAGGAAGGGGATGTTGTTCGACTTGTAGATCTTGATGCCAGCGATCTCGTAGAGACCTTCGCCGCTGTTCAGGCTACCACCAGAGGCACCATACTCACGGTTGAGGATGTTGGTGTCCACCTGGCTGATCAGGGCGTAGTACTGACGCGGGGACAGCACAGCCACACGGCCATCCTTAGGAGCAGCGATTTCATCCAGGCGAGCGGCGGCTTCGAAGAAACCATCCACGAGGGCCTGAGCATCATACTCCTTGTTGGCGCCGAGGTTAATACGGAAGCCACCAGGCTCGCCGGTCACAGCAGCAGTCAGGCCGGAGGCACGATCCAGAACGCGGAAGATACGGCGATCATAGAATTCAGCCAGGCTCTGACCGATCTGACGGGCGATGGGGCCACGGATGTCATACTGGGCCAGGGTCTCGTCGAGGTTATCAACGAACGCAGAGGCAACCAGCAGGTCGTCCATTGCGATGGTGGTCTCAGCAGCCGGAGGGTTGCCGCTACCCAGGATCGCGGTACCAGGGGTGTAGTAACCAGCCTGGATACGACCGGTGTGGATGAATTGAGCTTCCTTGCCACCACGCAGGGTCCGGTTCATCACCAGGCCTTTTGCGATCGTGTTGTTGCGGAAAGCTTCGTAAACTTCGCCCGTAAAGAGCTTCAGAAAGAGAGCCTTCTTGTCGCCAGCCTTATTAATTTGGCCAAGTTGGGTAAGAGTTGCAGTCATGGTTAATACATGGGTTAGAGTTTATCGATAGTATCTAATGCGTTTAAGGCTTTGTAAGCTCTACGTTCACCTAGATACGGCAAAAACATCATTAGTATCCGGTTTACTTCTGATGCTTTTTGTATTTGCCAAATCCACTGGGGTTTATGTTCAGGATTTTTGCGAATTCTAGTTGTAATTTTTCCAAAATCAACAATTTTAACAAATCTTTCAATAACGTCTTTATCTGTCATTCCAATATAAAGACGTGGTAGATTTTTTGTTGTATGGGAAATGCAACCCTCTCCTTCAAATAATCCTGCCGCCCAGGCAATGGCAGTTTTAGATGCTAGCATTAATGTATTTGGTTTTTAGGAGATACAGCCGTAGTATTGGGTGTCTGCCGCAGCAGGCCAATACTCCAGTTCGAACTGGGTTTTTAACGAGGTTGCCCCATCCTCAATAGGCAGGGGGACATTGCAGTCCCCACAATCTGTTAGATCAGATCGCCACTTGCAGCCAGTTTGTTCTCAATGTCAATCCGATAGGCTGGATCATTCCGATAGCGTGGATCAGAGATGGCGCGGGCCAGCTCTGCTTGAGATCGGAAGCCCTGGACGGATTGTTGTTTAACGGACTTACCTGAAACCGTCTTGCCTTCAAAACCAACAGCATCCTTGTATCGCTGGTTGAGAGCCTGAACAGCAAAGAAGATGGCATCCTTGTTGCCAGTGTTGACTACGTTATCATACGCAGCCACCTCAGCAGGAGTCAGGTTCTCCGCAGCCCATGAAAGGGTTTCTTTGTAGGAGGCTTCCCCACCAACTGACTTAACAATGTCAGCTGCCTCTGCATCTGAGAGGGGCTTACCAGCGGCAAGAGGGGCGTTCTTTTGAAGTTCCAGGTATGCCTCGATAAGTTTTTCGGAGGGCAGTTCCTTGAGCTTCTGAAGCGTCTCAGGCTTGATCTGATTGTCGTTGCTGTAGTATTCTTCGGATGCCTTAAGAAGGACATCCTTTTCTACAGCCAACACATCCTGAGGAGCCTCTTCCGTAGATTCAGCTTCATCCTCATTGTCGGATTCGGCTTCAGTGGTGTCGTCTTTCTGGCCCAACTTTTTCTGAAGTTCCAGATAAGCCTTTTCCAGATCTTCTGCTGACTTGAATTTGCCAGCGTAGTTAAGTTCTGCCTCCGAATCCTTACGGGCTTTGTCGTAAGTCTCGCTTTGAATTGCTTCCTCTTCGTCCTGAAGGCGGCTACCAAGTTCAAGGAGGCGGGCCTCCTCTACTTCACGAGCAGCAGTTTCAGCCGGATCGGTTGCATCAAATGTGAGTTCAGGCATAATGATTAGTGGATGACGAGGGTAACTTTGCCGAGGCCAGGAACAATAATGCGGGGTCGAGAACCAATCAGATTGGAACTGACAGTATCAGCACTGACAGAAGATGTTCCAGCAGTCTTATGACGAGGTGTCAGTTCAGTGGAGGAAGATTCCTCACTGACCGACTCCTGCTGGAGATCCTCCGGGGGTTTGCCCTTGGCCGAGTTGCGAGAAGTTGGAAGCGACATTACTTAGGGATTCAATTGCTTGAGGATTCTTGGAAGGATCCAGAAGTGGAGCCTTGGCAAGATTACCTGCTTGGCCAATGAGAGATGCTTGAGCACTCTGGGCGGCCATCTGTGATTTCTCAACGTTGCGTTCTTCTTGGGTCTTCACCAGTTTGAGTGTATCAATGCCTTGAGCAGCAGCCAATCGCTTGATTGCTTCCTCTGGATTGATAAACGTCATCATCATTTCTGGACCCATGGATTGGCTGATTGTGCTCAAGAACATCATGAGACTTTCACGATCTTGACCACGGCCAATGCCTTCGATGCCCGCAATGACGGTTGGATAAACAACTCCCTTGGGCAGCTTAGGCAGATCACCCGAACGTTGAAGAGTGAATAGCTTACGTTGGAGGTAGGGGCGAAGCAGTTCGGCTGTCAGATTCCCATAAATTCCCCCAAGCTGTTCGTTGAGTTCCTGTTGGGTAGCGCGAATTTCTTCAGCAGTAGTGCGTTCACTCTGCCTCACAGTAAGAATAAGGAATGCTTCACTCAGTCGTTGTACCAACTGGGTGATCATCTGGTAAGCAGACGCGAAGTCGGCCTGCTTTTGAACCTGAACAGCCGTAACATCTTCGGCCCTACCTTGAATGATAGCACCGTTGCCAGCCTTTGCCAGCGTTGAAGGCTTAACGGTAGCAGAAGGGGATACCAGAAATACCACCTTAGCAGCAGCGGCAGAACCCTCAACCATGGCCTGCATCAGACCTTCAAGGGACTTAAGATCTCCTAGGTACTCTTCAATCCTACCACGACCATAGTCCTCACCATCCACTATGTTGAACCGCAGGGGAAGCCAAGGGCTAGTAGATTTGGGGGCCTTGCCTTCGGATTCAGGCACCACCTCTCCATCTACTTCTTGACGCCAGCGCCACTGCCCATCCTTGAGCTTAGCCCAAGTATAAACAGCAGCCTCGCCTTCACCGACATTTACGTCGATGCTTGGGGTAGTAGCATTGTCACCAGTATGATTGACTACTTTTTCTTCGTGTTGGAATTGTTCTGGAAGGAACTGTCGATCAATAGATTCAACCGTAAGGATCTCTGTGGGTTGACCCTCTCCATCACGGACGACCACAAAACGGTCAAGAGGATACAACTTCACACCCTTCGAACCCATGTATACCAGAACATTCCCGGTTACAATCAGATGCTTCATTGCCTGGTGGAGGACAACACGGTCCTGTGATTCGGCAATGTTTTGCATGACTACCCGCTCCATTTTGGAGAGGCTCAAATCAATCTCTGATTTGATTGTAGCATCAAGATCTGGATTCGAGGCCAGCTTTCCGTCGTTGATCTGAAGCTTGAAGAACGTAGCTGTTACTGGAAACAGGCTAAGCATCAGCTTCGAGGCCATGACGTTAACGCCTTTGGCTCCGATAGACTGCCAAGGGGTAGGAAGCTTCTGTCCATTCACCAGACCTGTTGGGGTGAGGAGATATGGAAGACTTAGAGCTGCACAATCCCTGGCGGTATCGAGGAAGATCGTCCGGTCACTTGCCAGTTTTGCGTATCGGGAAGCGGCAGACGAGGATTCCATTGTTATTTACCAATGTTGAGGTTGATGCTGCCACCGGAAGTTTCCGGAGCAGAACTTGCTGCGGCACCAGCAGTGGAAGCCGAAGCGGTGGGAATACGAAGTCGACCTGGGCCACGAGCAGCAGCACTCTGGCTGGAAGCACGCTGGCTCTTGGAGGGACGGATCGTAGTGGGGGTGACTGGGCCGCCTGCCATAGGGCCAGTAACCGGGGTAGGGGCCGGTGGAGGCGGCGGCGGCATCTCAGGATACGGAGGCAGCTCCGGCATAGGAGGAGGGGAAGGAGCTTGGAAGCACATAATTACACCTTTGATTTGAGGTAACGAATGATTTCAATACATCCAGCCATCCTACCGGATTCCCACGCTGTCATCTCGTGGTCTGGGTAGTTGTCTGGATACATCTCATCGAGTTCAGCAATGAGGTTCTTAAGAGAAATACTCCCCCCAACCACACGGGTCAGGGGAAGCAAGTCTGGATCTAAGTAGTTGTCAGCCATACTGAGGGAGGTCAGTGTTAGATGCCTCAAAAAATGCTGGCATCCTGGCACGTTTGGTATCGGATAGGCCAGGGGCCTTACCCCTTTCATACAAGGAATCAGACTGGTTCAACCAGAAGTCCTTGTCCAGATACTTATTCTCAGACGAGGACAGCCCATCCACTACCCATCCAACAGTCGCTCTACGAAGTCGATTGAG